CCTTTTGCATTAGAAGTAAATACTTCTTGAATTGTCAGTGGGTACTGCTTAATAAATGATTCGAGATATCTTTTGTCCTCTAACTTGTCTAAGTTATCTCTCGTCTTCATAATCCACTCTGTTGCAGCTGCTTCGTCACTGTGTCCATTAGGACAGAAGTTTAAAACCTTTCCGGTTTCTCTACCTCGCTGATCCAGTTCTGGGGCTTTCTGAATCCCCATCCAACCCGGCAGAAACACTGTAAGCATTTTAATGGTTTCAGCGTTCTTCCAAAGTTCTGCTCCTTTTTTCTGACCTTCAATAGAAGATTCACCAGCACTTCCTCCCATGACAATTGGAGCCACCTTTACGAAGCCATCTTTTGTAGATGCTTGTGCTGATCGATACACCTTGTCTGCGTATGGGTGCAAAAAGAACTCATCAAGAAAAACGTGCATAGCACGAAATGCTTCTAGTGAAGTCGGTTGCTCTACAGTATCACGTGTTACAATCTTTGAATCTAAGCCATCTATTTCTCCTGTAGATTTATCTAGCCTGCCCATGTGCAGATAACCAGTTTGTCTTGTACTGATAACCCCCGGCCGAAAATATGAGTCTATGCCATCAAAAACTACACGTAGTTTGTCCTTGTACATTTCTTCCAAACGTGATTTGTCTGCAGATGTCAACAGTGATGTAGAACCGGGGTGCGTAAATGCAATCCAAATGGGAATCACACCACCAAACGTCAAGGATAAACCGGCTTCTCGTCTTTTGGTAACCATGAGATCCCAGAACGTATTTCGAGCTTCATGATACGATCCATAAATTAGATCATCGAGATCACGCCATACAGGTCGAATACGATTACCCATGGCAGTTTTAATGTTGGCCTGTGTCAACATGAAATAATGTGCCGCCTGTAGGCCGAATCTGCCTTCAGTCCAGTACTCTTTTTCTCTTCCCCACCACAGATCCTTTTCTTTATTTGTTGCATTGGGGTTTAACCCATATTTACTAAACCATTTGTCATAGACAAATTTGGATGCCTTGGGCTTTAAATTTACAATTTCCATGTGTTACTTCTTTTTACTAGACGCTAATCTATCAGCAAGCGACCCTTCGGTGTCATCAGACTCATCATCTTGCGTTGGATATGCTTCTAGTTGTGCTAGTTTTAGACTCTTATTGATCTTGTCACCAGCTTGTAACAACTGAAATAGTGCTTTAAAATATGGGTCATCTAAATCAATTGTCTTAGATTTGACCCCATCCATTAGCTGCCTTGATGCAGATACTAAGGTTGCATAAAAATCCTTTGCAGGATCAAACATTTGTGCCTGCAATCTTTCAATTGCTTCTTGCTCTGTGAGATTTTCACTTTCTAGAAACTTCTTTAATTTCTCCATTCTTCAAATCTTTCACTAATTTCTTCTGTGCTTCTATATCCTTTTGAACCCTATTTGCTTCGATTGGATTGTCACTACTACTGTAGTATTCATACCAGCAAATAAGTTCTTCAAGTTTCTTAAATGCTTGCTCTATTTCTTTTTTGCTCATTGTGCTTAATTAACTTATCAAGATACCATTGTGCTTTTTTTAAGTCTTCTAAACCATTTTTATTTTCGCACCTCCAAATATACTTAATAATATTTGCTGTACAAACAGCATCTAAGCCGATCTTATTGACTGTAGCCGATTCAATAGCGTCAATGCATTCTACTTTTCCCTGAGTATAGTGACTCGGGTTATTAACATTGTCTTTCACTTTCTTCTGATTAGCATCCCAATCATCAGGCCCACTGCCAAAATAATCCAAGTTATAGTCCATTGAGTTTCTTTTACTGTGACGATTCTACCGGGAACTTTTACCTCTCGGTGTATTGTATCTCTTACTGTTAGAGTATCTGGTTTTACAGTGACTCCAAAAAAGTCACCACGCCTTTCAATGATCAATCGTTCTGTTTCAATTATGGTATCATGGCTAATAATAAAAGAATCTTTGTGCTCTGGTACCGGCACTTTCACTTCTCTTATAATAGTATCTTTTACTGTAACTGTATCAGTTTCAATGAGCTCTGGATGTTTCTTTAACAGCCTTTTATATCTCTGCTGTGCAGAACAACTCATCAATCCCATTGTGCATACAATGGCTAGTGCAACCAAACTAGTCTTTAATGTCTTGGACATAAATATCTACTAAGTTGTTTTGTCTCAGGTAATCAAATGTCGCCATAATGTACTCTCTCGTAACACATACATGACATCCACAAAAAATGTCATACGGTTCAAAAATTGTACCTTCTTCGGTTACAAAGTTTTCATCTCGGTCAATAGATTCCATGCAATTGTCCAAGTGAGTTTCTACAAAATGCTGTAATCCTACAGCTTGGTCCGGTGTTAATGATATTTCGTTCATGTTTTTAAGTGAACAAATATACTATTTTTTCTTATTTCGCAAATGCCGATCAATAAAATACCAAAATGCAAATAAAAAACTAAAATAAATTATTAGAAATATCCCAACTTCTCGCATCACTTCCGAAAAGAAACTACTTTTTTAGCAATGCTCTTAGGTTGAGCCACAAACTGTTTGCCTTTTGCGTTACCCTGTGCTTTTGCTTTATTAGTAGCTGCCTTCTCTCCTGAACTCAAAGACTTCCATGCTGCATCTGGAAGATATCTTTTCTTTCCTTTTGATGGTGACCCATCGGAAGTTCTCCACTTTTGATCTCCCCATTTCTTCAAAGAATTATCTGAACTCTTTGGGCCTACATACCCTCCTCCAGATTTTTTGTAGCGTTGTGTAGCAAGCTGGGCTTTGCGAGCAGACCATTCTCCCGGATCACCACCCTTACTACCAGCTTTTACACTAGCAACAATGGCTTTCCATTTACTCGGATTGGTCTTTTTCGCAGTAGCCATTACTTAGTAGATTTTCCCATTGGGGACTTTTTACTAACCACTTTTTTAGTAACCTTAGTTAGTTTGCTAACTGGTTTCATTGTAACCTTAGTTAGTTTACCAACTGACTTCATAGTGGATTTCATTGGGGTTGGTTTTTTGTCGTACATAATATTCAAATATAATTATTTACCTTGACCTCTGTAAGCTTTTCGATAATTTTTACTAGTCTTCAGAGAAGAATTCTTCTTTTTAGAAACCACACCCGGGCGTTTAGATTTAGGCTTTGGTTTCCATTTGGCTAGTTCTTTGCTGCTTTTTACTTTTGTTGCCATATGTACATTCTAAAATAGTCAAACTCTTCTTTACCGCCCTCTTCAACATAATTTAAATAAGCGTCATAAGCTGGCCCTTTCATTTTAACTTCTTCTACAGCAGTATCAATACCTGCTCCAATCATTTTGACAGCATACACTTCCATTTTGGTTTCCATCACTTCGACTTTCTTCTCCGCTGCGATAACTGCTTCTTTCAATTGAGCTTTTTCTTCTACTTTCGCATCTACAAGTTTCTCACTAGTCTTTTGTGCAACTTGAGTGACTTCTGATGCCATGGCTAAATTCTTTTTAACTTTGGCTAACATTAAATCAATTTCATCAACTGGCGGTGTACTTACTGCTCCAACAGGAAATGAAATTTCGATTAGCCCAATGAAAAGTATAAACGCTAGGATTAAAACTCTCATAGTTTTTTTACAGTGTTAATGATTCGTAGTTCAGTTATAGCTGCAGCCAGTGCACTATCACTCTTCTTTAAAGCAGCGTTCATGCGATCAACTTTAAGTTCTAATGCTTGAATCTTTTCATTAGAGACTTGGATCTGATCCGCATACCCTGTTTTAACGTCATAATACAGATAGCTAACAGCCACCAGCATACAAAAAGCCACTGCAGCAACAGGATTCTTTTTGAATTGATCAAAAGAAACTGGCAGCGGATTCGTTTTAACTTTTGCAACAGCCATGATAACAAAAATACAAAATTAATTTTTATTTTTTTCATTTAAAAAATCAAGTAACCGCACTTTTTTTCTGTCGATTTTTGCTTTTTCTGAGTCAGTCAAAGTGATGATTCCAAATATTAAAAGCGATAAAATAATCACAAAAAATGCTGGAACGACATAGTTCTGTGCTTGAGAATACCAGTTGTATTCTGTGTCCAGTGGTTCAACAATACTTGAAGTGAATTCAATAGTATCTATTTTATCACGTCTGTTGCGAGAACTATTAAGCATTGCATCTGCCATGCTATCAGCAGCTCTATTCATACTGTCAATCCATTCTAGACTACCTCTTTTCACCTGATGCGTATTTAACTCCCATTATGGTTCCTATAATAGAAAATGAATTTGTCAATAATATACCAAAAAGATTAGACCAAGTGCTTTCTATGATCTTAGCATCCAATCCTTTAGATATAACGTAAAAATACAAGATAGATGTAAGAAATGCAACAGTTCCAATAATCCCCAATGCAACTTTAACAATCAGTCCAACCAGTTCAAACTGAGTTCGCTTCTGTAATGTTTCTAAATCCTCAACCGCAGCATCTCGTAACTTTTCAGACTCTAATAAAGCAGCCTGAAGTTCTGTCATTAGCTTCTCCCTTTCTGCTTGACTATCTATTAACTCTTTATTCTGTTGCTGAACTTGCTTCGTAATATCTAATCGCTTTCTTCGGGTTTCGTTATCCCTCTGTTTTGCTTCTTCTATGTATTTTGTAAATTCAGAATCCCCACCCTTAATTACCTTTAAGATGTTTCCCTCAAGCGATATCTTTTTTGTTTTGTATAACGCTATAAGGTCATTGCAGGTATCCTTACTAAATGAAATCACTTATACAGTTTAAACGCAGCTGTTTTATTCTTAAAGCCTTCATAGTCTTTACGAAAAGCTTCTAGGCGTGGTTCAATCTCATCACTCTTGATGATCCAGAACTGAGCACCCACTTTTTTAGCCTTTTCAATCTCTTGCTTGTCATCGGAAGATGATATAATTCCAATCACTACGCCATTACCGTATTCTGTGTTGATCTTGCGTATTAGTTCAATTCCATCAAAAGACGAACCGATAATATTTAAGTCAACAAAAACACACTCCGGCTTCTCTTCTTCAGGACCCTCATTAAACCATTTTTTAAACAAACGGTCTGCTTCGTCCGAAGATGTTAAACTTTGTAAGCTTAGAGTAATATCTAAAAGACTACAAGAGTCTTCAAACACAAGATGAAACAAATCTTCATCATCAACCAATAGTATAGAATCAATCATAATCTTATTTTTATTTTTGTACCCTTATCAAGTTTTTCTACTGTGATTTTGAATCCATGCTCCTCCATAATAGCCGTGCAAATGTTCAAACCTAAACCCGAACCGGCTTCGGCTTGTCCCTCTTTCCGTACGTAAGGCTGAGACCACGTTTCAAAATCTTTTTGAGACATTCCTCTTCCGTTATCTTGGATAACAAAATCGTTATTTTCCACAAAGATATGAACTATCTTTGTTGCCGAATCGTTGTATTTCAAACCGTTTCGTATTAAATTATCCACTGCGGTACAGAACAAGCTTTCATTGACCAAAATACTGGGCATATCATCTATAAGCACCTGTTTTTCATATGATGTACTAGACAAATAAGACTGTAAAATTTCTTTTAAATTGAACTCAGCTTTTTCTAATTGAGCGTCATTCTTTACAAGATTGGTAAACTCTTTGACACCGCGATAGACTTTTTGAGTATGAACTAACCCCTCTTCTATCATTCTTAAAGGTGAATCTATCTTTAAATCTTTAATTTGTTCTGTTGTCAGTCTTCGTTTCAAAGAACTTAAACCTCTAGGAATGTATGTATTAATGCCAGAGTGCATGTCGTGTCG